AACCGTTTTCACTATTTCCGTATATTCATCAATACTTACCTTTCTAGGGTCTCCCTTCTTTCGAAGTTCTTCTTCTTTTCGCAAAACCATGGAATTGACTTCATCTTGCAACGCAAACCGGGTTCTCTCATTGCCATCCTCTGAAAGTTTAAAAAACCCTTCATGCGTTCCTAGAATATCTGATTTCGCAAGAAGACTGCCTGATGTCTTGCCTAGTATTTCCGCCTGCAGATCAATAAAGTGTTTTTTTAATGTAGTACCAAGGTTCGGCGATGTAGCAATAGGAACTTTTGCAAAAGCCTGTCTTTCTTGCGGGTTCTTGCTTTTAGCTAACTTCATCAGAAACTCATAGGTTTTCATTTGGGCTTCCATAAGAGGTTCTGGCGGGTTGTCTCTTATAGAAAAAAAATCTTTATACTCTTTTATTGTTTTCGTCCCGCCAGGCTGTTCCGCAAGAAACCTCAATTCGTTTTGTGGCATATCAGAAAAGTTCTGCACTTCAAAATTCCCATTCGCATCTTTTTTAAATAATGCAGCATTTATTGTCTGGTGTGCTTGATATGTCAGTTCTGTTCTCGCTTTACCAATACCGGCAATATCCGCGTCAAGTTGCGTTCTCGCAGCTTGTTGTATATCCGGGTCTTTAATTGCATCTATATAATCATAGGCATCATAAATTTTTCCTTTCTGCCACATATTAAATGCCTTGTCAGCATATCTTTCCCCCATTACATCTACATTTCTAGATGCTATTTGTTTTTCTATTTGGCTGGTATCCCCTATCATTTCCCCTTTCCACTTTTTAAAATATTCTTCTGCCCCAATTATGTCTTTAGCATCTACCAGTTTCTGCAACCGCCCGGTATGAATTGCTGATATTTTCTCTTTCTGCATATACATTGCAGTGTCATCTTCTGGCCCAAATTGCCCCTTGATGGAATTTACATGCCTCATTATGCTAGAAATTGCCATATCACGGTCTTCTATAGTTCCATTTATACCCGTTACTACATCCATCTTCATTGACGCTTCGGCCCCTTTAAGGGCAGCATCATTTAACTGCGATGTTTCATGGGTTCCCATTGCCTTTAAATGGGTAATCCTTTGGTTGCTTCTCAGCACATCAATCGCGGCTTTCTGTCTTTCATCCGCATTTTCATAAACTTCCATATACCGCCGATGCGCTTCTGAAACAGACTGCCCTTCTTCTGGGACCATATTTGAATCAAAAAAATTAGTTGCCTTATTTAATAAGCCGCTTGCATTCGTCCCTAACATCTTCTGGGCTTCCAACTTTTGTTCCATTAGAACTTCTTTGAGGGCCGCTTCCCCCTGGGAAACAATAGCCAAGTCTTTAGCATTTTGCTTTTGTATAACAAAATCCGTTATTTCATCTGCATTTTTCCCTAACTGCTGAAGAAGTCTGACTTCAGGTCCCGCCAGTTGTTCCGGGGTAACGGATACCGCAACCCTTGCGTCAGGCGTCCTATTTGGGGTTACACTGGTTCCTTCTACTGTTGGGATTCTTGGCATTATGGCAGTCCTAACATATTTCTAAATGTTGTTATTCCGCGAATTCTTGAAGTTTTATAAGTATAATATTTAAATGCTTTGGATGTTGCATCTGCTAAAAGAGTGCTTGCAGCATCAAAACCTGGGCTTATCCGCGCGGCAGTTGACTCTAGAATATCCCCTTGTGCATCTGCATTGAATTTCTTTACCTTCAAGCCAAATACGCGTCCGGCTTCATTCACCCTGGCTGTTCCTATATCTGCCGTTTCATAAATATCCGCTCCCAATAAAGCATCGAGCGGAGATCCCCCTCCAATAAGAAGATTATTCGCGGCAGCTGCTGGGGCAATTCCTTCTTTAATCCTTTTGTATTTCCTTCTTATTGCATCTCTTTCCTTCTTGGAAATGGTTTTTTCATCTTTCAACTGCTGGGCGATAATCCTGGCATTTGCTTGCTGTACTTCCGCCTGCAGCATTAAAGACTGTTTTTGTGCCTTGGCTTGCTTAAAAGCAGCCAGTCCTTTCGCAATTCCACTAAAACCACTACTTAACGCATAGCTTTCCCCAAAAGAAAGCGAAGGCATACTGACACCAGCTGTTTGCTGAGTTACCGTAGACTGGACAGACGTCCCAAAGTTGCCAAATCCAGTAAGGTTTGATGATGAGGTTTGAAAGTCTGCTCCACCCATGCACATATATGTTTCTCCTATAGTCCTGTTTCTTTTACAAACATTTCCCCGGTTACACGGTATCCCATGCGGAGATAAAGTTCTCCAGTGCGCTTGGCATCTATTTCCGTGCTAATCCCCAGAGAAATAACCCTAGCCCCCATACATTTTGCCCAGGCTTCAAATTGGCGCATTAATCGAACCCCCAAAGTTCCGCCTCGATGTTCCTTGTCAATATAAAACGTCAAATCAGATGCCATCAAATCATGCCCAAAAAAATGTTCTGAAACAAAACCAACCAGCATCCCTACTATTTTCCCTTGATATTCAGCGATAAACAGCCCGCCTTGTTCCGCTACAACCTTGCCTAGATCAAAAAGTTTATCTTCACTATAATCCATACCCATAAACCTGGGGCTTTCTTCATGCAATCGTTTCCCCAGTTTTATCATGGATGGAATATCATCCGTATCCCCTACTCGTATCGTATAACCTTTTGTTTTAAGCACCGACTTCTCCCTTCCAACTCATAGATAAAATGGTAATCGGGGTCGGATCTGACTGCCTAACTGATATTTGCCCTCCCCGAGACCACGAAGAATCAAGCTGTATTTCTATTTCATCTGACACCATTTCAGTCGGGGCCCCATAGACCTCACTGGTTCTTTGTGCGTATTCCCTCAAATGGTCAAAATCTGGACCAGCAAAAATCCCCCTAGCCTTGTCAACGCGTAAATATACCTTTGTAGGAGACTTAAAACGCCCCTGCCCCACAGCTTCTATCTGCGACCATACCAATGGCAATGATCTTAAATCACTCATAAAAGAAAGCCCGATATGTATCCTTCCTGCCCCTTGAGACAAAACTACCGTCCCGGCCGATGATACAGTCTGGCTTGGCATTACCGAACCATCCGCGAGTATGGTTACGGATTCCCCAACCAGATGATGCAGCCCTGTTACCGTAGTTATTTCTTTCCTTGCTTTTCCCCCGGAAACATAAGCTGTATAGGCAGATCCATTTACATTAGCCGGGGTCGCTGCAGTATCTTGAAGGGCAAAAGTATTTGTTGTCGCGCTGCTTACGGTATATCTATTCCCATTCAATTCAGTCATCCCGGTATCATTTCCCAACCCCCCTACATCTGTTATTTGAACAACATCTCCATCGCTAAACCCATGAGATGCAGACGTTATTACAACTGGGTTCGCCGTCGTAGCCCCGGTTATATCTTTTGGGTCATCATAAGAAAGACCACTATCAACGTGAAAAGCATCTCTAATATCACTAAATATTCTTGAATGCATCCGCTCTACAAACCTACGGTTAACACCATTAATTCTTCTTTGAACTATGACATACAACATTTTTTCACCATTCGATTCTGGGATAACGCAAGTGCTTTCAAAATTCCCATCAGTCGTATGCTGATGCCACCCTAGAATGTCCGGCTTCTGCCCAGAAAGATAAGTCAAACCAATTAATTTCCCATCATCCCTAGCCATCCAGGCTATTGGATATGGAACACTGGTAAAGTCCCAATCACTAATAGTAAAGCCATCGAACAAATGAGGAGCGACAATAGAAATATCCCTTGGTTTGTACTTATCTGTTTCAAAGGTATAGTTCATGTCATAAACATGCCCCCCTTGATCTGCAACAAATAAGACTGCATCTCCCGCGATAATAGGCATTCTTTCCCCGCATCCCACATAACTTTGTGGGCGGGTAGCTATCGTTGTTGGAGTCAGGGCATCAGAATTCTGTGTAAACAGCTTCCATTCGGTTGCTGATGTAAAAATAAGAAGATCATCTAATGGGATGAAGTGCCTGATTCTATTAAACTGCCTAGAATCCAAGGAAAACTGGATAGCATCATTATCCTGGGATGGAATAGATTTTGAAAGATTTGCCCCTGATCCCGCCCTGGACATCCAGGTTGTTTGCGGGTTGTTGTTTGTTGACCCAAATACCCTGCGCTGGTCATGGTAAGAAACGGTTGAAGGGTATTTATCGGTTCCATTAAACGGTGTCTGGTTTTCAGGCGGGCTGGTTAATACATCTGCCTCAATATTATCATCGTCAAAAGTTAAATCAGGGGTTTGCCCTATATATCCATGCACCCCATTATTATCTTTATAAACATTGTAGCGGACAGCGCCTGATACTGCGCTCCAGGTTACCGTGTTTTTATTAGGGGAAGTTGAAAGATCATTGGTTACGGATACCTCAGATGATGCGACAGATTCTTCCAAAATATCTGATTCTAATGCCGTAACAACATATTTATAAGTTTCTGACCCGCTCCCTGTTGTCGCGGACACACTGACCCCGGTTGGGGCAGAAACGCTAGGGGCGAATGTAATATCTACTATAGTCCAATTTGTAGCTCCTAACCTTCTAATTTCCCTGGGCGGGAAGCTCGGATGAACTACCGTTAGAACATCTGAAGACTGGGCATAGGATAATTGGAAAATATCACTTGATGTATAAGTCGTTGTAAGTTCAAATACTGACGCAGCTGTCCCTGCTGAGCCATAAGTCGTATAAGCTGATGAATTTATATTATTGTCTTGTAAATCAGTTAGTTCAAATGTATTCGTCGTCTGGTTTTTTATTTTAAAATATCGCCCATTGAGTTCAGTCATGCCTACAACTGAAGCGATAAAAACTTCATCCCCATTTGAATATCCATGGGAACTAACCGTTACTACACAAGGATTCGCCTTTGTAGCCCCTGTGATGGTCTTATTTGCGTTTAATACGGTTGACCCTTCCGTATGTACCCGCATATAAAGATTGCCAAATTCCAAGGCATAGGCTTGTTCAGTATTAAAAATGAAAGGAATGAGCCGTGGAACAGCTGTCCCATCCTTGACTTCTTTTATAAATTCAAACCCGGAACGATTAACCACGGGACCATGTGGCAAAGGATAGAAATTTGAACAGGTTTCCAGTCCTGTTTGGTAATGGTTGAGATCTATTCTCCCGAGCATTTCCGGGGTAATTTCACCCCCGCCAAATGACCTTTGGTACATTCTAGCCATTAGTTCCTCGCTTTAATGCCACTTGGCTCAAATGTCTTTTGGTTTAAATCAACTTTGCCTTGCTTCCCGGCATTGGCATCGATTGAAGATGCTTTCCCCAAAGTCCATGTATATTGTTCATATGCTGTCTTTTTTATTGCCGGGGTCCTTGTAATCGGGAGGGCTAGATAAGATGCCAAAAGCCATGACAAGGCATGCACAAATTCAGCCGGGTATTTGGTTGTATCGGTAACACGCGTCGTGTACCAAAGCTCTGCATCTTCCGTATCACAAAGAACAATAGTCCCATGCGTATCATGCCCTTCTATTTCAAACCTAATTGGGGTGTCGTAGTCTTCCGCGACAACTTGCCTGGCTACAAGATACGGATTTGGAATAGTAAACCAATATTCCCAACCCGAAGGAGCATCCCCAGATATAGCAGCTAATAACTGCCGGCGTTTAGCAAAACCCCAATTATGATCTGAAAGGCATTCATCCCTTGCTATCGGGTAATATTTGGCACATTGTGCCGCTTGGGATGAACCATCAGGGGGTGAGATGGCGGTTATTTCCGCGGCATCTCCTATGTGGCCTAAAGCCAGATTACAAATGTCAATTACGGAAGCCATCTACTTCTCCTGTTTATTTACTTTTTGTTTTGCTGCGAGACTTATTTTTTACTACAGGCGGATCTG